TCTCAGCATTCACAACCCACCTATAACCACAACGAACACACTCAACCTGATTATCCTGCAACTTACACCTCCACAATTCTGCTTAAACTATCCTGAGCAACAAAAAACGCTGCACCAGTTTGACCATGCCGATTTTTAGCGACAATCAACATCAACTCCGAACCCAACGCATCCTTATCCTCACCATCCCTATGATTACGCTTAATCATCAACACAACATCCGCATCCTGCTCAATACTTCCAGAATCTCGCAGATCACTCAACATCGGATGGCTCTTAGGCCGAGACTCAACATCACGACCCAACTGAACCGCAACAACAAACGGAATATTCAACTCCAACGCCAATTGTTTCAACAAACCCGATATAGCACCAATCTTTGCAGTCTTATCCCTATGCTCAACATCATCCTGCATCAAACCCAAATAATCGATAAACACAGCATCAACAGGCCGAGACTTAGAAGCAGCAGAAATATAGGCTCGCACCATGTTAGGTGTCAACCTACCCGAAGCAATAACACCCAAATTATTGCCCAACAATCTCGAAGCAGATTTCACCATGCTCCTAGCTGTAGTCGGATACAAATCACCATTCACAATCTCAGTCACAGGAAAATCAAGGTCATCATTCGCAATCTTAGAATAATCAATCTCCAACGACTGAGCCAACAATCTATGCTGCAACTGCAAAGCAGGCATCTCCAAACTGAAATACAAAACATGCTTACCCTGCTTAGACAACTCAAAAGCAGACTGCAACGCAATAATAGTTTTACCCTCACCAGGCCGACCAGCAATCACATAAAAACCTGCAGGCCGAAAACCACCAATAAACTTATTCAACTTCTTCCAACAAGTAGCCATAAAAGGTGGCCGAGACTGCATCTCAACAACATACTCATCCAAATATTCGCCAGGATAACTAATCTCCAACCCAGCCTGACTAGCCGAAACAGTATCAACAACCTGCAACGCCTCAGCAACCAAACTAGACACATCAACAGTCACATCCAACGAACCCTGATCTAACTTCTTACCAGCCAAACCAAGCTCACCCTTAGCCCACATAGCCTTCAACTGATTGACATGAGATTTCACCGCAACAGCAGACATAGCAGCATCAGCAGAACACTCAAAAACCCTGTCAATACCACGAGCATCCAAACCAGCGTTCACCAAAATAACATCTGGCTCAACCCCAGAATTACGAAGAAACAAAATACGCTCAAAAATAAGGCGATTCAAAGCATCATCAAAATACTTTGCCAACAACTGCAAATCATCCCAAACCTTTGGAAAACGAATCGCACCACCCAAAACAGCGTTCTCAACCTGCAACCTACTGCTATTCATACTTAGCCCTCATACGCTCCACAAAGTCATCAACAACAACAACCTGATCTGACCAACGCTCCTACTCCAACCAGTTACAAGCCAAAGCAACATACTGCAAATCCTTATCCTGCACACTATCCCTATAAGTCCGCGTAGCGGTAAGTAAAGCATCGATAGCAAGATTCGGTGTAAGCATGTTGAAAGCCTGTTCAGCTCTTTTACGAGCATCCTTACGCGGATAAAGATTCCAAAAACTTTCAAAATCTTCTTTAGTTAATATTGTTTGTTTCTTTATTTGTTTAACCCCTGTTTGACGGGTAGACTCCCCCCCTGTTTCGTGGGTAGACTCCTCCCCTGTTTGACCAGAGTACCCATGCCTAACAGGAGTACTGTTTGACACTAGGACTTTATAGATACTTGTATGACCTTTACGATACTGAACACTAATCAAACCACGCTCAGAAAGCACCTTAATAGCCTTACGGACTGTTTCCTCCTGGCTAATACCAATCTCAGCTGCAAGGGTTGAAACCCGTTGATATGACTTAGGTTGATGAAAGGCAATCTGTATCAAAACAAGCCTTTGAATAGCAGTCAAATCCTTAGGTGCATATCGGATGACTAGATCAACACACTCAAAATTATTCATGACCAAACCAAGGCTTTAGGACTTCAACTTCACATGCAGGCAACTGTGTCTCTTCATGAACCCTGCAACAGGCATACACATAGTTATTACAGTTTTGACAAACAGGTTTACCTAAAGATGCTTTCCTTTGATAACAACATTCATAGAGTTCAGTTTTAGGCAATTTACATTCAAAAAGCATGTGGCTCAATCTATTTTCCGCTTTAAATGTTCTGTAAAAGTTGCTTTTCTCTTTATTGCAATCTTGGCAGGCTGCAACAAGGTTAGAAGAATCATCAGCTAACCAAAGCCATTCTTTAGGCCATGCCGAACGAGGTATAACATGATCTATGTTGCCTTTAGTAAAGGGAATATCTCTCCAACAATAGGCACAACTTGATTCATCACGCCAGTAAATAGATTCAAGCAAAGTCATACGATTTTCTTCATAGTCTCTGCTAAAAGAATTACGAACTTCAAAGCGTTGATTATCATCTAAAGCAACCAAGCCGTAACTGTACGCTAAAGATACTTTCTTATAAAAGTTAGTTACCTGAAACCAACTTAAGATAAATTGTTTTTTATCTGCCTCGGTGATTAGGTCTTTTTTAGGCAGCAATTCAAAGTTTTGTTTAGCCGTTCTTTTAAGTGACTCTAACCATTCCAGCTTGTCCTCAAGAGGTGTTAGTTCGTATTCGTCATCATTCATTTTGTAGCCTTTCTACGGCTACTCACTGCTAAAATGAGATTGCCGATAGTCGTGTTATCGGTTGTGGAGTCAGTTTACCTTTGGACTGGCTCCACTTTTTATTGTAGTGGCAACCTTAGCATGCCTTTTGTTGTATTCTTGCATCTCAATTTGAGCGAGCAAAGTCTCTAAAGTATCAGCATTCTTCTTCCTAGGCTTCAACCCAGCAATATGTTTCAAGTTCACACAATCAGAATGCCCACATAAACGCTCTCCAGGGCGATACAGCTCACCAGAATCCGTTAGCGGCCTAAATAACGCATCAACTTCCCCAAAGTGCGGATAACACCAAATCAGCCCCAAAACAGGATGGTGATACCGGATGTTAGTAGAAGCCACTCGAACACAGTCAGCACACAAATCCCAGTCATCAACATTCCGAGACTTACGTTTCTCAATAGTTGTTTTAGGGATACCTTGGCCACATTGAGCACAAGGCACATCGAGGATTCTTAGATCATCATCATTGGAAGCGTTTGTCCGAGCCATAGAAAGTATCTAAGCACATAAAACGCGGAAACAGCAACTTATTTCACAAAAGACAACATAAAGTTTAGGCGAATCAACTGCTCATTAAGCCTGGAGAGAGTCTTAGCCCTGAGAATAGGGTCATCACGCAACACAACAACAAGTTCCCCTAACTCGTCAATATGAGTGGAGAGCACTCTAATTTGTTGCAGCAACTCCAGCTGTGATTCCATCGGCCTTTCCTTTTATCTTCTCCAGAATAGCAGTGGAAGCCTTACCCTGTTTCGCCTCTAAATACAAGGAACGAAGCCCATCTAAATCATTTATGTTGTTGAGTGCAGACTCCCAGTTACGGGCAGGGGCAACATCACGCTTGACCTTAGACATTTCTTCTCTAGTAGCACGCTTATCACCGGAATAACCTGCATTCGCTAAAGCTCGACCAATAGCCGATGTTTCAGCGTTCTCAAGTGCAGAAGTCTTATTGGCCATCCCTGTTCCATCAATCTCAAAGGCAAGTCCGGTTGCTTTAGCCAGGTTCTTCTCTTGATCTGTGGAAGTCAAATAAACATAGGCTTGGACAACCCAAGTTGAAATCTGTCTATCCTGAGAAGTAGTTATGTTGCGAGTAATAATTCGAGCATCAGGGTTGTCTTTGTAAAAACGTGCGATACGCTCTGCGACTGTTTCATAATCAGCAAGGTTAAATTGAGCCATCTTCTTTATCTTTCTCTGTTGTTTGTTTCAGGTTTCGTTCTTTAGTTGCACAGGAATAACAGCGAGTCCCAGTTTGAGCACCATCAATACCCAAAATTAGGGCATCAACACCCGAATAAACTAGGCCTTCAGTAGTTTCACAGCTCAGACACTTCGCCATAATCTTCACCACTCAGATTCGGTAGAGCAAGAGCAAGCAGAATCCTTGCGATCCAGTTTCACCCAAGCCCAAGCAGTAATAGCCACAATCGGGATTAGTACAACACCAAAAGCCAAAATTAGGCCAGTGTAGTAAGGCAGATCAATAGTCATTTTATTTCTTCACTTTCTTGATAGTTAGATAAGGTGCATTATTGCCACGCTGAGACAGAGAGACAACAACTTGCCCATCTATTGTCCCATTCTTCGCCCCATTTAGAGCCGAAATAGTGCGAGACTTCATCTCTCGCAAATGTGTTTCAGCAGCATCAAAATCTGTTTGAGC